TGTTGGTAATTTTGTTAATAATAATATTAGTAATAATATTAGTCAATAGGTAAATTTTTTTAAGTATTTTTAAAAATTTATTTTGAGGTTTTTTCAAAATAATTTCCCAATTTATAATTGATTCAAAATATATAGGATATTTTTCCCCTTTTAATTTCACATAAACCTCCCCCATCATATCGCGTTGATAGCCTTCTAGTCTACTGATTATTTCTTTCTTTTCACCGCTACTTCCAGCAAAAACAATTTTGATAATATCACCAATTTGAGGTTTTGTCGTCATATATTTTTATTAATAATTTAAGTTTTTGTTTAAAGTTTTTTCACGAGTGTAATTTATTCCGTTTTTTTGCATTATTTCGATATACATATTATCTTTTTTAAAATAATTTTCATCATTACTTAACAGTATTTCGTAGCCGTCTTGGCTTAAATAAATATTTACATGCGGAATAAAAAAATCCATCTTTCTATTTTTCCCAACTCCCGACGGGAAAATTACTCCAGCAATAAGATAAGCAGGCATTAACCAAGGTTTAGTTATGAAATGCCTTTTTTCGGGCAACTCAATATCATCTTGCTTAATTTCAAATTTAAATTTTTTAATTTCACCTTTGAAATTTCTTAATTGACAAAACATTTTTCCATAAAATTCTTGATTGTTTGAAATGTCAAAACTAAACAATTTTACGCTATTAACTTTGACCCCATCAAACACGGGCGGACTAGCTAAACCAAGACTTTCAAATTTAAATTTCATATCTTTGTAAACGCAATTTATGTTTGTTAAAATTCTATCGCTAACATTATGAAAATAAAACACGGGGCTTTCATATTTTGCACAATTTGAAAGAAAAAATAAAAATGTTAAGGCAAATTTAAATTTCATTTTTTAATCAATTTCTTTTATTTTATTTTAATTAGTCAAATTTAATTTTTAACTTTACCAGTGATTTATATCTGCACAATATTTGTCTAAAACATAACGTCGCAAAGTTTCTCTAGCCTCTTCTAAATTATCATAAAATGCTATAATAGAAGCTCCACCAAATGAATACATTTTAACATATTTATATCCAAATAATGTATTTTTTACAAGCGAATATCCATTTTTTTCACAATAACCGATAGCATATTTTGAGAGACCTCGATAATTTTCATTTAAAAATTTAAATATTATTGGTTTAAATATCTTATCAACTCCTACAAATAAAATTTTTTTCATGTTTTAATCAATTTCTTTGTTTGTTATAAAATAATAAAATTTTTTGATAATTAAAAAAAGAAAAAGACCTAAAGCTATTGCTATTATTGTTGTTGTATTTGTCATATATTTCATGTTTTAAGTTAATTTAAGTTTTTGTTGCTGTTATCGTCCCGATATATTTTTTTATAATTTTAATCCCAATAATTCTACAATTTTTTTAATTCTTTTTTTTATAACAAACTGCGTGAAATGCATTTCAATGAAACTTGGATTTGAAATTTTTAATCTTAAAAATGTTTCTTTTCCGCAAATATAAATTTTTATTTTGATAATTAAACTTTTATGATAATCATGAAATTCAATGCTCCAAATGGCTTTATCAAAATTATCGTTAATATTAAAAATAGTTTGAAATAAAGCCCGATCTTTGAAAGCTTCAAAAACTAACTCTTTTGGATCTAAATTAATAAAAGTTCTTGCTTCAAGAATGTTCATATTGCAATGCAGTTTTGGCGAAGCTAGCCCTTGCCCGACTAGCTTCGTAAGTAAATTTGGAGCAAGCAAATTTATAATTTTGTAAAGCTAGAACCCGTAAGGCTCTAGCCGTTAGTAAGTGCAGTTTCCATTGAAAAGCTTGGTAATTAATTATGCTATGTTTTGTGTCTCGCTTACTGGCTCTAGTGAGTCCTTTTAAATCTCACTAGAGCGAGAAAGCGGAGCTGTTTCCAGCTCCACCCAATTTAAAAAATATATGAAAATTTATTTAAATACAAAAGCTAAAAAAATTAAAATCGGTTTATTTGATTTAAAAAAATTGGTTTTGCCAAAATCATTTTTAATTGACTGTTTTTTTTAGTCAATAGTTTTTTTTGTTAATATTTTAAAATTTTGTTTCCCAATCTCGAAAATAAATTCGAGTAAAAAACAAATGGAAATTAAGAAAAAATAATGCTGTGTATTTGATGCTAGAGATGCAACGAATAAAGCTAAATATGTCATTGTAAAAATAAAAGATTTTACCATAATTGCCTCCCGATTTGTTCGCAAATATTATCGCTAGATTTTCCGCAATATTTTTTGTAAAAATCAACTTCGGTAGGCTTACGGGCAATTGACTCTCTAGCTATGCCAATTATTACCAGCATTGCTAAAATTATAAATATTACTGTTTTTATTTTATGTGTCATATGATTAAAATTGAGGTTTTAGAATTTCGCCAAGTGAATCGAATAATCCATTTTCACGAATCGTTAATTTGTGATCAATGGTATCTTCGATCACATCGTAAGATAAGCCGTTAGCTTCTAGTCGCTCTTGAAGTTTGATTATATTATTTGCATCAATTTCAATTACTTCATTTTGATAAGTTTGAAATTGTAAAAAAGGTTTATTAAATCGATAAACTCGATCAATATATTCTTTAAATTTTGGAATATTTAAGGCTCCGAAAATATAGCAATCATTATTTTCAAAAGATAAATATTTTTTATTTTCATCGGCCGCCTGTTTTTGCTTGTTTCTAATTACCGCATGAATTCTTGTTTCAACTGAAACTTTCTTGAACTCTTGATAATTTTGTAAATTTGTGTTGATCATATTTTTAATTTTAATTGTTAATATTGTTTTGTTTTTCAAAAGCAATTTTTAAAACTGCTTCTAAGATTCTACAAACTGTTTGATGATCAGCATTTTCAAGCATTTCATCAATATTTTCTTGTTGTTTTTTTGTGAATATTTGCATAAGTTTATTTTTTAAAGTTTTTAAGTTTGTGAAGGCTTGCAATTAGCGTTGTTCGCTTAACTCCAAGTTTTTCAGCAATTTCTTTGATCGTTAATTTATCTTTCAAAAGTTTTTCGACTTTTTCAAGATCAATCAAATATTTTCTTTTGACTCCATGTTTTTGTTTCAAATTGGCAACCTTGGCAGGACTGCATTTAAATTTCAAACAAAGTTCCGGAATTGTTAGAGTCTTTGCGGACTCTTTAAATTCATCGCCGTTGATTTCTAAAGTTTTGCGTCCCCGTTTTTTTGCCTCCAAAAGTTGAGTTGCTTTTTTTTCAAGCTTATCAATTTTGTTTTGATCGCTCGAAGTTATGATTTTATTAATGTTGTCCATGTTTTTAATAATTGTTGATAAATGGGTTTTGTGGTGTGGTTAGTTAATCTATTTTCCCCGCTTTCAAGATCTTGTCGCAAGCTGTTAAAATTCGATTAAAATTTTTATCGGTAATTTCTTTTGCGCTACCATATTTAAGCCAATCTTGGATATATCCCCGTGAATATTCGAGCCCGCCAAGATTAAGTCTTGTGCTTACAATATAAGCGACCCCCTCAGCTTCAAACTCTTTTATTGATTTGCTAAGCTCCAAAGAGTCGCCAAGTAAAGCTTCCTCGCTGTGTAGTAAACAGTGCGCAACTTCATGCAAGCCAGTTTTTAACGGGTTTGCTGCTAATTTACTAATTGCTATTTTTTGTTTTTTTGGTATAGCATAGCCCTGACAATTGCCATTTATGTCGCTAAATTCGATTTGCTCGATTTTTAAATTTTCTAAGCATTTTTTAAAATCGAAATTTTCAACAACCGTTTCAACTTCTTTAAATGCCTCGCCGTCAGTATCTGATAATTTAAACCAATTTTTTTTATAAATAAAAATTGTTTTTTTGGCTTTTGGGTCGTCGCTTTCGTCGTCTTTAATTTGAACGGGCATCATTAATTGAATTGCTTTTGCCCCTTTTTTTACTTGTCGCCCTAGGTCTTGCCAGCCTTTATAGGTGTTGATCGGCTCTATTTTCGGGTAAAGTTGCATTGATGCTAATGCCTGATTTTTTAAAGAATAGTTTTTAAAATATCTAAAACACTCGTGAATTTTTCCGGGATTTTCTAAGATATCAGTTAAAAAATCTTTTAAATTTAATTTATCGTTTTTCATATATTTTTTATTTAATTGTTAATATTGATTATTTTTAAAAATGAACATTTTTCCAAGTAGTAGAATCAAAATTCACACATCTCAAATCTGCGTTTTGAAAAAAAGTTCGATTCAAATTTGAAAAATTGAACCAAGAATAAAATAAATTCGCAGAATTAAAATCAGTGAAATATAGATTTGCATTTTGAAATCTTGAAAAAGATAAATTTGCAAACCTTAGTTTTGTCGAGCTGAAATTGACATTTGCACCTTTGGCATTTATCAAATTTGCATGATTCATTTCTGCTTGTGAAAAATTTGCATTTTCTAACTGAGCCCATTCGAAATTTGCATTTTCTAAATTTGCATTTGAAAAATTCGCATTTTGTAAATCCGAGCCATAAAAATCGGCATCCGATAAATCAAAACCAGTGAAATCCATGTTTCTTAGATCCGCAAATTTTAAAATTGATTTATTTTTTTCAACCAATTCTTTAAAAGAAAGATCTTTATCTTCGCAAATGATTTCGCGATAATATTCTTTTTTTTGGTTGCAATATCTTGCACCAGTTTCAAAAATTTTCATATATTTTTTTATTTAAGTTTGTTGTTATTGTTTTTTTATAATCTCAATCATTTCTTGAAAAATTATTAAGTCTAATATGTTTAAATTTTTTGGATTATTGACCTCTCTTAGGGCTTCAAGATGATCATCCAATTCTTTTTGATCTTTGAAAAAGATTGATAATTTATTTAATAATTCTTGCATATATTTTTATTTTAATTGTTGATTAATAAAATTTGTAAAATCCGATTTTGAATAAGATTTTGTTTAATGTTGAATTTCTTTTGATGTTTTTATAAGTTGTAAATTTCATATATTTTTTTTATTAAAGTTAATATTAATTATAATTATTAGTTGCTAATTTTGATAATGTTTCCAATGCGAAAAATAAAGCGATTGTTTATTTTTGATTTTGTGAAGCTGATGTTTAAAAATTTAAAAGACATATATTTATAATTTAAGTTTGTTATTGAATTAAATTTAAACTCAATTTCTAAAAACAATCTTAAACTAGTAAATTATAATAGTCAACATCTTTTTTTAAATTAATTTTAATATTGTATTAATTTAAGAGAAAGCAAGAGGGAGTAAGGGTTGGGGAGTGTATAAAAAAGAGAAAATAAAAAAAGATTAAAATATTTAAAAATAATTTTGGAATAAAAATTAAATTATTTGATTATTAGAAGTTAATATAAGTTAATAAGAGTTGTTAAAAGTTAATATTAAATATTGTGTCAAGAAAAAAGATTATATTTAGATAAAATAGTTTAAGATGTGTCAAAGAAAGAATAAAATAATTTGAGATAAGAAGGAGTAAGTAGAAAATACTGTCAAGAGTTTTGTTTATTAGAGTAAGTAAGATAAAAATAATTGTTGACTTTTTTAAATGATGTGATAGAAAGGAAAGATAAGAAAGAGATAACTAAGGTTAG